CACTGCGGCGAAGAGCAGCCGCTGCAATGGTCCGGGCTACGCTGGAGTGCCGGCCAGGGCAACCGCCGCGCCGGAGTCGCCTACGTCTGCCGCGAGTGTGGCGCGCTGATCGAGGAGCACCACAAAACGCCGATGATTGCCGCCGGCCGATGGGTTGCCGAAAACCCGGAATCCAAAATCCGCGGCTATCACACCAACTGCCTGTACTACCAGATTGGCCTCGGCCCCCGCTGGGCCGACCTCGTCGAAATGTGGCTCGACGCCCAGGCCGACCCGGCCAAGCTCAAGACCTTCATCAATGACCGCCTGGCCGAACCGTGGGAAGACCCGGCCATGCGCGCCCTCAAGCACAACCTGCTGGCCGAGCGCGCCGAGCCCTACGACCTGCGCGTGGCCCCGCTGCCGGTGTGCTACGTCACCGCCGGCATCGACACCCAGGACGACCGGCTGGAAGTGCATATCGTCGGCTGGGGCCGCGGGCTGGCCTCGTGGACGCTCGACTACGTCGTCCTCACCGGCGACCCGGCCCGGCCGGAAGTGTGGGCCGCGCTCACCGCGCTGCTCAACCGGCGCATCCAGCACGCCAGCGGCGCCAGCCTGCGCGTGTCCGCCGCCGCCATCGACGGCCGCGGCCACCGCACGCCCTTCGTCAAGGCCTACATCCTCGCCAACCAGGAAGCCGCCGACCCGGTGCAGCGCCCGATGGTCATCTTCGGCGCCAAGAGCAACAACGCCCCGGTGCTCGGCCGCCCGAAATGGGAAGAGATCAAGGCCGACGGCAAGACCGAAAAGCGCGGCATCCACACCTGGCAGGTCGGCACCGTGGCCGCCAAGCACTGGCTGTTCCGCCGCCTGGGCGCCGATGCCGACCTCGAGCGCGAACAGCGCCTGGTGCATTTCAGCGACCAGCTCGACAAACCCTTCTTCGCCGGCCTGCTCGCCGAAACCTTCGACCCGCGCACCAACCGCTACGTCAAGAAGCGCGGGGCGCGTAACGAGCCGCTCGACACCTTCGTCTATGCCTACGCCGCCGCCCACCACCCCGAGCTGCGCCTGCACCGGATGACGCAGGCCGAATGGGCCGCCGCCGAAGCGCGCGTCCTCGAAGGCACCGGTCGCCGGCTGCCGGACGACCCCGCCGTGCCGGTGGCCGAGGCCAGCGCCCCGCAACAACCCGCCCCGGTGCGCCGCCGCACCTCGAAATCCACCTACCTGGGATGACCATGGCCGAAGACACCCTCATCAAGCGCAAACCCAACGGCCTCGCCGAAGACCTCGGCGCCGTCGTCGGCTTTTCCAACACCGTGCGCATCTGCGGCCTGTGGGGCGGCAAGACGCTCTACGTGCCGGAGAAGGCGCACGCCGGGCACCAGCTCGAAACCGTGCTCGGCGCCTCCGCCTTCCGCCAGCTGGTCGCCGAATTCGGCGGCGAAACGCTGACTATCCCGAGCCTCGCCGACTTCGGCCGCTGGCAGCGCATCCGCAAGGCCGCCACCCTGCGCATGCAGGGCCGTTCGCTGCACTGCATCGCCGCCATGACCGGCGTCACCTACCAGCAGGTCAAGAACGACATCCGCAGCGCCGAACTGCTCGGCCTGATCCCGCTGGTGCTGTGCGCGGATCGGCGGGTAAAGAGCGACGACGAGGTGATCCGGCAGATGGGGTTCGAGTGGTTCTGATGACCGCTGTGGTTTGGCATGGTGTCGTCGCGCCGGCATAATGGCGAATGCCATCCACGTTATCCAATAGTCATCATGACCATGCAAAAGCAAGGCGGTTTCGGTTTCCTGCACGTTGTTGCGCTGATTCTCCTGTTGGTGGTCGGCGCCGGTTACCTGAAGTACCAATCGAAGAAAGAGGCCGAGCGGACCGCGGTCGTTGCCGCCCAGGAGGCGGCGCGCCTTGAGGAAGAGGCCGAGCGCAAGCGCCAGGCAGATGCCGAGCGCCGGGAGTTCGATGCGCGCGTTGCCGCCGAAAAGCAGAAAAGCGATTTCGTAAAATCGTTGCAAGCGCTGGAATCCATGGAGACACGCTGGCGTGACGCGGTCAAGATTGCCAGTGTCACCGGGCGCATCAACCTGCCGCAGCCGGTGGCCAACCTGCAGACCATTCGGCGCGAAGCAGATGCCTTGATGCTGCCGGCGTGCCTGGAGACGGCGAAGGTTCGGCTCGTGTCGAGCATGGAGCTGACCATAGAGGGGTTCATGGCGTTCATGGGCGACTCGAAGCATGGCGAAACGCTGTCCAGCCCGTATTTTTCCGGGGCCACCAAGGCCTCAAAGGAGTACCGGGAGAAGGTACAGTCCTGCAGTGCCGTAGTGGCCGCCGCCGCCCGCTGAAATCCGCCAACAGGCGCGCGCAACCCGCGCGCGCGAACATCCCGAGGACTCCATACTTGAGCCCCCGGGATGCCCATCCTCCAAACCGATATCGACGCCCTGACCGAGGCGCTTGCCACTGGCGAGCGCATGGTAAGGAAGGGCGACAAGGTCGTCGAATACCGTAGCGTCGACGAGCTGCTCGCCGCGCGCAATGCGCTGCAGGCGCAGTTCGATGCCGAGCAGGCCGCATCCGGCACCGTTGCCGCCCGGCCGCGCCAGACGCGGCTCTGTCACGGCGGGCGGGGCTACTGATGGCGCGCCGTTCACATAGCAAGGCTGCTGCGGTCGACGCCGGAATTGCGGCAAAAACAACGGCCGCCCCGGTCGCTTCGGCGCTGATGCCGGCGCACGACGCCGCCGGTCAGGGCCGCCGCTTGCGTGGCTGGGCGCCTTCCGGCGTCGGGCCGAACCGCGCCAATGCCGGCGCCGGCACGCTGCGCAACCGCGCCCGCGACGCCGGCCGCAACGACTGGGCCGGCCGCGCCATCCCCCAGCGCTGGTCCGCCAACCTGGTCGGCACCGGCATCCTCGCCCGGCCCAAGACCACCGATGCGGCGCTCAAGCAAACCCTGCGCGATCTGTGGGATGACTGGGTCGAAGTCTGCGACGCCGACAGCGTGCTCGATCTCTACGGCCTGCAGAACCTCGTCGCCCGCAACTGGATCGAGGCCGGCGAGGTGTTCGTGCGCCTGCGCCCGCGCCGGCCGGAGGATGGCCTGCCGGTGCCGCTGCAGATCCAGGTGATCGAGGCGGACATGGTGCCGGCCAACGACAGCACCGCGCCCAACGGCAACGAAATCAAGCAGGGCATCGAGTTCAACGGCATCGGCCAGCGCGTCGCCTACTGGATGCACCGCAACCACCCCGGCGACGGGCGCGGCGACACCGGCAGCCTGGTGCGCGTGCCGGCCGAGACCGTGCTGCACATCTATGAGCCGACCCGCGCCGGCCAGCTGCGCGGTGTTTCCGACCTGGCGCCCATCCTCGCCCGCCTGCGCGGCGTCGGCGATTTCGACGATGCGGTGCTCGAGCGGCAAAAGCTCGCCAATCTGTTCGCCGGCTTCCTGACGCGCCCTGCCTCCGGGCAGGATGCCGCGCTCGATCCGCTCACCGGCCAGCCGGTCAAGGCCGACCACGACGGCACGCCGATGGCTGCCCTCGAACCGGGCACCATGCAGGAGCTGCTGCCGGGCGAGGAGGTCAAGTTCAGCGAGCCGCCCGATGCCGGCGCCGGCTATGGCGACTTCACCCGCCAGCAATACCAGGGCGTCGCCGCCGGTACCGGCCTGCCGTACGAATTGCTGACCGGCGACCTGCGCGGCGTCTCCGACCGCGCCCTGCGCGTCATCCTCAACGAATTCCGCCGCCACTGCCAGCAGCGGCAGTGGCACATCCTGATCCCGCAGTTTTGCCGCAAGGTGCGCGGCGCCTGGGCCGACGCCGCGGTGATCGCCGGCATCCTCACCGGCGCCGAAGGCCGCGAGGCCCGCCGCGTCACCTGGGTGCCGCAGGGCTGGGCCTACATCCACCCGACGCAGGACGTGCAGGCGCAGCAGATCGCCGTCGAATCCGGCTTCACCAGCCGCAGCCGCGTCATCACCGAGCGCGGCGACGATCCGGAGGAGATCGACGAAGAACGCGCCGCCGACGACGAGCGCACCGACGCCCTCGGCCTCGGCCCGGAAGACGACAGCGAGCCGCCGGAAGACGACCCGCTTGCCACCGCCATGCTCGAAGGCCAGCGCAGCCTGGGCAACGCCATCGCCCAGCTCGCCGCCCGCGAACAGCCGGCGCCGCAGCTCACCGTGCAACTGCCGCCGCCCGGAAAGCCGACCATGAAGGTCGGTCGTCGCCTGGAAGACGGCAGCGTTGAGATCCGCGAAATCGAGATCGGGGCCGGCGATGCGGATTGAAGTCTGGGCAGCAAACCACCTGGCGCAGTCCATGGCCCTGCTGCTCGACGGCGGCCGGGTCGACGTCTTCGACGCCTACGGCAACCGGCTGGCCGAATGCCCGCTGGCCTGGCCGGCCTTCAACCCGCCGGCCGACGGCGCGGTCGCCGCGCACCCCTTTCCCGCCGCGCGCGGGCTGGCCGATGGCCGGCCAGTGCGCTTCGAGGCCTTCGCCGCCAGCGGCGACCGCGTGCTGGTTGGCCGCGCCGGCTACAAGGACGACCAGCCGCCGCCGGAAATGTCTTTCAAGACCCGCATGATCCTCGAGGACGCCGACGTGCTCGTCGAATCCTTCGTCTTCTCGCTGCTCGATGTCGGCGAGGAAGAGGAGGGCGCCGCATGAAGCTGCATATCGAGGGCGGCCTCCTCTACACCGGCGGGCTCATGTTTTCACGCGTAGGAGCTGGCAATGGCAAACCCCATCTACCTCTCGGAGTATTCCAGGTCGACGTCCGCACGGCGACCCAGCACGGCAGCATCCCCATGGCTTACGCCGACGGCCTTGGATGGCTCGGCGGCGTTGGCGGCTGCGATGCGGTTCTGGGTCGAGTGGTCGGCCAGTATGGTGTCCTTCCATGCCTCTCTACTTCGCGCCGGCTTGTCTCCCTGGTCGAATCTGCGCTCGAGGCCGGGGAACGAGTGACGCTGGAGGTACAGCTGTGACCCTGGCCTTCGACCAAGCCTTCGACCGCCTGATCGGGCACGAGGGCGGCTACGTCAATGATCCGCGAGACCCCGGCGGCGAGACGAAGTTCGGCATCTCCAAGCGGAGCTACCCGCACCTCGACATCGCCAGCCTGACGCGCGAGCAAGCGAAAACCATCTACCAGCGCGACTTCTGGGAGCCGCTCGGGCCGGACGCCCACCCGGCGATCCGGTTTCAGGCCTTCGACTTCGCGGTCAATTCCGGTATCCAGACAGCCATCCGCAAGCTGCAACGCGCCATCGGCGCTGCCGACGACGGCCTCTTCGGGCCGCGCAGCCGCGCCGCGCTGGCCGCGCAACCGGTCTCGGACGTGCTCATGCGTTTCCTGGCCGAGCGCCTGGAGTTCATGACCAAGCTCAAGAACTGGCCGCACCACGGCGCCGGCTGGGCGAACCGCATTGCCGGTAACCTCCGCTACGCGGCCGAAGACAACGAGGTCTGACATGCCTATTCCGCTGATCCCGATCATCTCCCTCGTCTCGACGCTGGTCCCCGAGGCGCTGCGCTACTTCGGCCGCGCCAACGAAGCCGAAGTCGCCGAGCGCATCGGCCAGGTGGCCAGGGAGGTCACCGGCACCGCGACCGTCGACGAAGCGGCCGCCGTGCTCAACAAGCAGCCCGAGCTCGCCATGCAGTTCAAGCTGGCCGTGCTGGCGCAGGAGAAGGAACTGGCGCAACTGGCATTCGAGCGCGAGCGGGCCTACATCGCCGACGTGCAGGACGCGCGCAAGTACCGCGACGAAAAGGTGTTCTGGCTCGGCGTCATCATCCTGCTGGTTTTCTCCGGCTCGGTCGGCCTCGTCATGTACGGCGGCTACCAGATGCTGCGCGGCGGCATCG